CACAACATGATTCCTCAGATTGCCATGGACTTTTGATGTTATCCAGGTTGATTCAAAGAATCTCAAGTCATAAAGCTTCTGGAACTCTCTTCTCAGGATGTCCATCTTCCCTTTGTGATGAGTCTCGTTTTCCAAAACACGAGCAATTTTGCTCGTAATCCTCGCACACAGCTTTTTGTACGGAGAGGTAGTGGCTGATTGGAAAACCGGGATCGATTGTTGTTCATAATCATCCAAGTCATCAAAAGATGGGAAAAAGTTTGGTCTGGAATCGTCCTCATGAGATCTCGTTGATGAATTCACTATCCTTTGTTCATTAGTGATACCTTGGACGATCTCATTGATGATGTCTTTGAAGAGGACCTTTTCTCCAGATTTCGGATGTGCTTGATCTGGAATCCTCACCCCATTCTCCATTCTCTGCCTGTAGAAGTTCAGGTAGGAGTCTGGGTGTACAAATCTGTCACCCATCCGATCCTTGTCGATTTTTGGAATCTTCAGTTCCACGAAAAAGCAATGCTCATACATCCTGTTGTAAAGAGCCCTGGGCTCAGTGATGTATTGGTCCACCTTCGGGTGGGTTTGGTTCATTGTTAGAATAAGAAGTTCTGAGAGAAACTGGGTTCCCTTCTCCTCCAATGATGCCATGTTCACCCTATATGGAGCATTCCCAATCATGTTCATGAACCCGTTCAAATCTTTTCCTTCCCTCATTTGGAGAAAATCGTCGATCATGGTGATCGGTTGTTGTGCATATCCGGACATGAAATCGTCAGTTGATGAGTTAATCATGAAACATGTTCCATCGGCCCAGCCCATCTTCTCAGCCACGTAGTGCGACACCACGTGAGAGGACAAATAAGTCTTGCCACACTGAGGTTCTCCCATGAACGTGATGACTGTCGGGCGAACCCTGATTGCAGTGGGTGGTGTCTTCCTACATTGGTCGGCCAATTGTTGGATGTAAAATCCAGTCTCCTTAAGATTCCTGACATAGTTGGTCGACTTGTCTGTGACGATGACATTTTTCAAAATCATCTGAGCATCAGGGGCCATTGAAATGACCTTTCTCCTCTTCTCTGGATCAGACAAGATACTGTTGATCCCCTCTGCTTTGAGTGACAGGGACTCATCAATGAATTCAAAGATCATTTTC